CGCAAAAGGAATACTTGCTTCTACTATGAAGGAAGAAATCAGCGAATTAGTAAAGGAATCTCTGTCTGAGGAGGATGTTGAGATTGAAGACGTGGCAATGGAAGAAGGTTCAGAAACAGAAGAAGGTTCATACAAAATGGACGAACAAGAAATGGGACTTGACATTGACGACGAAGAAGAGGATATGGACATGGATATGGACATGGACTCTGATGAAGAATCAGAAGACGAAATGGAAGACGAAGGTGAAGAAGTTGACATGGCAGACATGTTAATGATGGACTTACCTGGTGATGACATGGAAGTCGATGATGAAGAAGAAGTTTTACTTCCTTTGGATTTAACTGATGCATCTGACGAGGAAATCTTAAAGGTTTTCAAGGCTATGGTTGAAGAGGACGGAATCATCGTTAAACAAGACGGTGGTGAAATTACACTTAAAGATGATGAAGCAGACGTTGAATACCAAATCCAAATGGAATCCGAAGAAGAGAAAGACCACGATGTTGATGCTGTTCGTGACGATTTAGACCAAATTTCAAAATTGGCTAAAGACGCTGGCGAAGATGCTGAAGATATGAAAGAAGGTGAAGACTTGGAAATGGATATGGACGAGATTGTTTACGAAATTGAAATGGACGAAGAGGACATGGAAGAAGGTGAATACTCAGAAATGGATGAGGAAGTAGAAGAAGGTCAAGGTTATAATGACGAGTTAGACGATTCTTTAGGTAAAGATGGTAAAGAGTCTGACAAAGAACAATCCTTAGCTGACAGAAGAAGAGAAAGTGAAGGAATGGAAAAAGCTATGGGTAAAAGAAAATACTCAGGCGATAAGAGTATGGATAAAGAGGAATCTAAAGAAGGTATGGTAAGAAGTCACGCTGCAGGTCAGAAAGCTTCATCAGACAAATCTAAAGGTCTTCCAAAACCACACTCTATTCCAAACAAAGCACATTACAACGAATCTTTGGAAAAAGAAGTTCAACAACTTAGAGAAAAGAATGAAGAGTACCGTAAGGCACTTAACATCTTTAAAGATAAGTTGAATGAAGTTGCTGTGTTTAACTCAAACTTGGCTTACGCAACTCGTTTGTTCACGGAAAACACCACGACCAAACAAGAAAAAATCAACATTCTTAGAAGATTCGACTCAGTTGAAACTTTGAAAGAATCTAAGGCTTTGTATAAGACTTTGAAAGAAGAATACGATGGTATGGAAGCTAAGAAACTAACTGAATCAGTTTCAGATAAGGTTTCTAAGACTCCATCTAAAGGTTCATCTACAAACCTTATCGAGTCTAAGACATATGAGAATCCACAATTCCTGAGAATGAAGGATTTAATGTCTAAAGTAATTAAATAAATAAAATCCTTAAAAAAATATTAAAATGGGAGCATTATTAGAAAGCGGTCTTGTAGGTAACATCGGTCTTAAGCACTTGAAAGTTATCAAAGAAGACACTATTAACAAATGGGACAAATTAGGTTTCTTAGATGGACTTAAAGGTCACTTGAAAGAAAACGTTGCACAGTTGTATGAGAACCAAGCTTCTCACCTAATCAACGAAGCATCATCAGCGGACGGTTCAGGTTCATTCGAAACTGTAGTTTTCCCAATCGTGAGAAGAGTATTCTCAAAATTATTAGCGAACGATATCGTATCTGTTCAAGCTATGAACTTACCAATCGGTAAATTGTTCTACTTCGTACCAATGATTCAGAAGGGTCAAAATGGTCCAGGTTCACACGAAAAACCATTCGGAGCACCAAGTGCATCGACAGACATTAACCAAGGTTATGGTGCTGACGGTTACGAAAAGAACTTGTATGACCAATTCTACGAAGGTGAAGTACCTGCTTCAAACCCAGAAGGTTTGTTCGATTACTCTAAAGGTCAGTATTCAGCACAAACTCGTGACCTTGGAAACGTTAGATGGGACGGTTCTGAATTAGTTACTGCTTCGGGTAGTTACTACACTGGCGAGCAAAGACAAGTTCTTGTTGCATTATCAGGTTTCTCTTCTGCAGGTGCAGGTAAATTGATTGGTCCTGATGGTCAAGAAATGGACACTGAAGACTTCTTAGCTTCTTTAGAAGTTAAAACTTCAGGTAGTTCACCGGCAGCATACTGGAACTTTAACGTAGTAACTCAGAAATACGGTAAAGGTATGGTTCAGTATGGTTCTGAAACTCAAACTAACTTCTACTCAAATCCAGCAGGTCCAGGTGGTTCTTACGATAACATCTGTGATGTTACCGGAGTAATTTACTTGGCAGTTGACACTTCAGTAGTTTCAGCTATCGGTTCTAACTCATTAGACGGATACTCAGGTACTACATTCCCTGCGGCACCTGCATTCCAAGCAACTTACAGAGTTTACAAAACTTTGGAATTTGAAGATGCAATTGTGAGGTTTCTTTCGACCTACAGTCTGTAACAGTTTCTGTAACTGAAAGAAAATTAAGAGCACAATGGTCTCCAGAATTGGCACAAGACGTTTCTGCATTCCACAACATCGACGCTGAAGCTGAATTGACAGCTTTATTGTCTGAGCAAGTTGCGGCAGAAATCGACCGTGAAATCTTAAGAGACTTGAGAAAAGGTGCAGCATGGTCACTAAGATGGGACTACAACGGATGGAAGAGAATTTCTAACGGTTCTATTAACTACAACCAAAAAGATTGGAACCAAACGTTGATTACTGCGATTAACCAAATCTCAGCTCAAATCCACAAAGCGACACTTAGAGGTGGGGCTAACTGGGTAGTAGTTTCTTCTGAGGTATCTGCTGTTCTTGACGATTTAGAATACTTCCACGTATCTAACGCAGCTCCTGAGCAAGACCAATATAACATGGGTATTGAGAAAGTAGGTTCATTAAGTGGACGTTATACAGTGTATAGAGACCCTTACGCACCAGCTAACTCAATGATTATTGGACACAAAGGAAAATCACTGTTAGACACTGGATATATTTACGCTCCATACGTACCTCTACAGTTGACTCCTACGTTACAAAAC